CACTGGTACTTGGTGCATACTCTAGCCAGCAGCTCACTCTTGCTAAGTTCGAGGAGACTTTTGGTTTCCCGCTCAGCAAGATGTACGAAGCGAAAGCTAAGTGCGAAGAAGTTGCGGGCAAAGGTAACTGCGTTATAATCGGGGGCGCCTACCCGAGGCCGCGACCTGATATAGTGGCCCCCACGGCGCCGCTTCCATCCGGCCACGAATCATGAGGCACAACATGGAACAACAAACTAACAACTTCCTCACTACTGAGGAATTTAAGGAGCGCATCGAGCCTAGCCTCCTTGCCTTGCTCAACATGAATCAGTTTGAGTATGCACAGGATCATGTGGTCAACGTGCTGCAAACTTACAGCATGGAACCTGAGCTGCGGATCGAGCTACTCTTTACCATCGCTGCTAGCCAAGTCATGCAAGCGCAGCACCAGCAAGAGAAGCTAATGATTCGTGGGCAGAAGATTGCAAAAGATGTAGGAGTTACGCAAGTCGAAGCACAAGCAGTTCTGGGAATGGTCAAAGGTTGGGTAGAATCTAAGAAGCAGCAGGGAGAGAAAGATGGCCAAGCTGAGTGACATGAAAGCAAGTCCGATCAAGCACATCTTAGTTTACGGGCCGCCGAAAGCAGGTAAGACTGAGCTGGTTGGTAAGCTTGCTGAGAAGTTTAATCTCAAGTGGTTTGACTTGGAGAAGGGAGTTAGCACACTGTTCAAGTTGCCGCAAGAATGGCAGGAACGGATCGAAGTCTTCCAGATCCCTGATACCCGTGGAACTCCGATGGCAATTGAAACTTGCCTCAAGGTTATCAAGGGTGCGCCGATGAAGATCTGCACCTTGCATGGTAAGGTAGCTTGCCCACTTTGTGCAAAAGCTGGAGCTGAGACACAAGAAGTAGAGCTGGCAAAACTTGGGCCGAATGATTGTGTTATCTTCGACTCCATGACTCAGCTCACTAACTCAGCTATTGCGAACATCACTCGCAACCAGCCTGACGACTACAAGCTGCAACGTGATGACTGGGGTAACTTGGGTAAGGTGATGGATACTTTCCTCTCTTACGTTCAAGCAGCTCCTTTTAATGTGGTAGTAATAACTCACGAGAACATGGTTGATTCCGTGATGGGTAAAGATGCAGGAGGGCAGAAGGTTGTGCCGGTAGCTGGTACTGCTAACTTCTCCCGTAACAGTGCAAAGTATTTCGATGAAGTTGTTTATTGCGAAGTGAAGAACAAGAAACATATCTTTGCTAGCACGACAACCTACTCGAACAACATCATGACTGGTGGCCGGTCTGGCTTCAGTCTTGAGAAGTCTCTGGAACCCAAGTTGATTGACCTCTGGTCGTAAGGAGTAAGTTATGAAGATGCCGAATCGTAAGCCGCGTGCTAGTGTTTCCGAGATGCAGGAAGTTGCTGCCACCGCCCGTACCAAGTCGATCATGGATGCGCTGGGCAAGGTAACTGGTACTTACAACACAGTAACTCTGGCGTACCCGAAAGATCATCCGCGCAGTCTGTACAAGCAGCAGAAGAAACTTCTGAAGCAGATGCAACGCGCGTAACTGAGCAACACCGTAGTAAAGCAAGGGACATTCAGTCCACAAACCGTAAGTAACTTAAAGTAAAAGGAAACATATCATGTCCGATATCAACGCCCTCGACCTCCTTGACTCCTCCATTGACGAACTTGCTGATCTGGAACGCTTTACTCCCATCCCTGCCGGCACTCACAAGCTGCGTCTGGAGTGGAGTTTCCCTGAGCATGACACGCAAGTTGTGGTGCAGCTCAAGCTGACTGTGGTGGAAACTCTGGAGATGGCGAATAGTTCCGAGCTGGTGCCGGAGCCGGGCAAGTCTGGTAACATTCGCTTCCCGCTCCAGATGAAAGATGGTAGCCCGATCATGTCCCAAAAGACTGGCAAGCCCATGACTATGGGTCAAGGCCAACTCAAGGAAGTGGTCGCAGTTCTGCAACCGACTTTCGGCGGCGGCACTCTGCGCGAAGTCATCGACAACTCGCAAGGTGCGGAAGTCGTGGCCACTCTCAAGGTACGCGCTTCCAAGGATGACCCGGACGTTAAGTTTAATGAGTTGAAAGCGATTCTGGTCGAGTAACTTGGGCCGAGTACCCTTAGGAAGTTATAAGAACTAGGAACTGGCTGCCATGGATGGTGGCCTTTTCTCATATCAGGGGTATGAAAAATGCTTCAAGATACCGAGTGCAAGATTTGTAAGACTAAACTTGAGTGGCAGGGTAGTGTTACCAATGGGCACATGGTATGTCCGAATAAGTATTGCTCTAGTAACAAGAGTCCAGAACTTCTGGCTATCAAATCATCTAATTACCAGATTGCTGAGGAGCTAGAGGTAGACTATGCAGACGACTAAGATTGAGCGCGCCAAAGGAGTTCTGCTAATAGTTGAGGAGCATGACCAACCTTACTTGGCTGGCCTGTCTGCGGCTCTCAGCTCTTGCACTGTCAAAGTATTTCCTCGTGCCCCGACTACCTTAGTTGAGCTAGCACTGGCAGCCAAGAAAGCAGGACTCACCCATCTTATTACCACTAGGCTTGATGTGCTGCAGAAACTTCTGCCACCGGACCTAAGCAAGAAAGCAAAGATCTCTAACTACGCTGGCTCCATCATCCCGTACTACTTCAAAGGTACTAGCGGAGAGAAGGAGCGCATGGATGTTCTGGTACTTGATCCACTCAAGCAACTGAGGACTGTGGCATATGGAGACTTTATCGCTAAGCGATACATTAGCAAGCTCACCGAACCTTCAAAGTGGCGAGTGCCTAGTAGTTTCCAATGGGAACTTGCTCAAGATGCAATGGGTTATGCAAAGGCGAAAAGTTATCTGGCATGTTGTGACCTCATTGCCGTTGACATTGAGACTAGCCAAAAACCTTACCTTCATATGACGATGGTTGGTTACACTGGTTACGATCTTCGCACCAATACATCCAAGTCTTTCGTGATCCCAATCAAGCGTATGGAAGATGTATATGCTATGAGGGAACTGAATGCCTTGAACGTACCCAAGGTAATGCAAAATGGAAAGTACGATTGTGCATGGTTCCATTGGTACTCTGCTCCACCAGTTGCGTATCTGTACGATACTGCTAACGCTTTCCACTCCTGGTACTGCGAACTCCCGAAAGATCTGGGATTCATTTCCAGCTTCATGCTTCGTGAGTACATGTACCACAAGGATCTTTCAAGCTCGGGAGACTGGCTCGATTCATGTCGTTACAATGCGCTCGATACTTGGGCGACCGGGGAAGTATTCCTTTCCTGGCTTCAAGAAGCTCCGGACTGGGCAAAGCGCAATTATATTATGGAGTTCGCGGTAGTTCCCGGTGCTCATATGTGTGAGATGACTGGGATTAAAAGAGACATGCCAGCTCTGACCAAGCATGCTAAGGCCGGAGAGGAGAAGCTAGATGCTCTACTTACATCCGTTCGTAAGATGGTGGGCGTACCAAAGTTCAACCCTTCTAGCCCTAAGCAATGTTTGGCACTACTCAAGATACTCGGAGAGAAAGGAGCTGAGTCCACAGATGAAAAGACTCTCACCGCAGTCAGCTTCAAGCATCCCATTAACGAACGTATTTTGGGGACAATACTTGAATACCGTGGCGAACGTAAACTTACTTCTACCTATCTCACAACAGGTGAGTCAGCTAAGGAGTTTGGCCCGCCCGGCAAAGAACGAATTCTCTATTCCCTTAATCCGCACGGCACAGATACTGGCCGGCTTGCAAGTAAGGAGCATCACTTCTGGTGCGGACTACAGGTACAGAATATTCCAGCTGGTTCAGTGGTCAAAGAGACTCTGGTCGCAGATCCAGGATTCGAACTTTACGAGTGTGATCGTTCACAGGCTGAAGATCGGGGAGTTGCTTACTCTAGTGGAGATCCAACTCTCTTAGGCATCTTCACCAGTGGTAAGGACTCGCATAAGCTCAAGGCTTCAATGTTCTTTGGAGTACCTTATGAAGAGATCACGAAAACTCAAAGACAGCTTGGCAAGAGGATTAACCACGGTAGCAATTACAATATGGGCGCTGCTGTTCTTGTCGAAACAATGGGTCCGAGAGCAGTACGAGAAGCTCAGAGACTCTTAGGACTTCCGAAACATTGGGATCTGAAAGGGGTTGCACAACATCTCCTGAACATATATGCTAATACCTTTCCGACAGTGAAAGGGAAATACTACGAGACAATCGTAGCTGAGGTAATGAACACAAGGAAACTGGTCGGTGCTACCGGCTGGACTCGCTACTGCTTTGGCAATCCCGCCAAGAATAAGATGGATCTTAATGGCTATGTAGCGCACGTAACACAATCCCTAAATGCGATGGAACTCAATCAGTCCTTCATTGCAATCTTCAATGAACTTGCATTCGATCCCGACTTTAAACTCATGGCTCAGATTCATGACTCGATCTTCTTCCAAGTTCGTAAAGGTCGCCGTGATCTGGCTGAGCGAGTCGCCCAACTAATGACTGTACACACCCAAGTAACTGATTGCTCTGGTGTTACCCGGACCATGATAATTCCGGTAGACATCTCAGGTCCAGGTCAGTCTTGGCAGGAGCTTAAAGCATGAGCAAAGGCAACGAAACTCTCTACGCTAACAACACCTCTGGTTATCAGGGGGTTAGCTGGGACAAGAGCTGCAAGCGTTGGAAAGCTATCATCACCGTGGAAGGCAAGCTCAAGAACCTAGGTAAGTTCAAGTGCAAGCATGAGGCGGCGCGAGCTTATAACTCAGCTGCCCGCCACTACCACGGGGAAGACGCTTTCCTTAACACGATTGCCGACGAATCCTAAAAGGAACTTCCCATGCACCAGGACTTCTTTCAGGCGTACCTAGACTACACAGACGGAGGAGAGACACCAGCTTTCTTCCGCCGGTGGTCAGCAGTTGCTATGATCGGTGCATTCATGGGACGGCAAATCCATGTGAAGTTTGGCAACTCTCATCTGTACACCAACTTGTACGTGATGTTGATTGGCAACGCAGGCACCAAGAAATCTACAGCAATCAAGCAAGCTAAGAGACTGGCACGAGAAGCAGGTTATAGTAAGTTCAGTGCAACGAAGATATCTAAGGAGAAATTCCTAAGTGACTTAGGGGAGCAAGATGATAGTGAGGCAAGCCTAGGAAATATACTTGACGCAAACTTGTGGGGTACCGACAATGCAAGTGATATTAGGGAGACGTGGATCTGCGCAGATGAATTCAATGAGTTCTTTGCAAACAATATCTTGGAGTTCTGCTCAACCTTAGGGGATCTGTGGGACTGGGAGGGTCCACCTTACGAAAACAGAACTAAGGGAGCTAAGGGTCAAGGCCATACTGTGACTATCCCTAATCCGACCATCAACATTCTGGGAGGTAATACTCCTACTGCTTTCGCCCACGCTTTTCCTCCGGAGATTGTTGGCCAAGGCTTCTTCTCACGACTACTGGTTGTACATGCCAAGCCTACAGGAGTTAAAGTCACGTGGCCCAAACAGGTTAGTGAACAAGATACTGCCAAGATGGTGGAGAGACTGCTAGAGATTAAGAATTATCATTTCGGGGAAGTAGGAATTAGCGAAGATGCAAAAGTTCTAGTAGACAAGATATATAAAACTTGGAGGCAGCTCGATGATATCCGGTACGAAGCATATGGCGGGCGCCGACTTACTCACCTCTTGAAACTATCTCTAGTACATGCAGCAGCTAGACTTGGGAAGGAGATTACAACTGAGGATGTAGTCCGAGCTAACACCTTACTCCATCACACGGAGTGTTTTATGGGTGAAGCATTCGGAGAGTTTGGCGCGAGCAAGACTTCTGCCCAAATGCATAAGATCATGCAAGTCTTGGAAGGGCACCTTGGTATCACCGCTCCCCAGCTCTGGTCCCACGTACAGTCCGACTTCGATAAGCTCGATAACTTTGTGGCATGCTTGGCGGGTATGCAACATGCTGGGCGAATCCAAACTCATGGAGACAAGCTCTACCCAGTTAAGAAAGTTGTGGAAGAACTCCACACAGATTGCGTAGAGTACAATTGGTTAACTAAAGAGGAGTACGGCAGATGAAGGCTCTGAGTAAGCAGGTTGGCGGAGACCACTACAAGAACTTGGCTATCCAACCTGTCCAATATATCCACGCAAACAAGCTTCCTTTTATTGAAGGTTGCATTGTTAAGTACATCACACGTTGGCGAGATAAGGGAGGCTTAGCTGACTTGGAGAAAGTCAAGCACTTTGTGGATCTGCTGATAGAACTAGAGACTCCTCAACCTAAGCAGCTAAAGCCAGGTTTCTCTGACGGGGAACTAGCACTGAAACTTCTCTGCCCTCGCCACCAAGAATACTACGGCCAAGGTACAGGTTGCCACCAATGTAAGACGGAGATTCAAAATGGCTAAGAAACCTAAGCTCCCTGTCATGCTTGACTTGGAGACTCTCTCGCTTAAAGCTAACGCTGCTGTCATTGATGTTGCCTTCTGTGCTGCTACTGGCGAAGGTGTGATGCACCAGTGGTATATCAGGCCGGAGAGCTACACTAACTCTTTCGAGTTCGACGTGAACCCAGAGACTCTGGCCTTCCACCACAACCAAGGTACTGGCCTGCTTGGTACTGCTGAGCACTATGGAAAGTCGTGGCGGGAGGTGGCTCAACTAGTCTATGAGTACCTGACCCTGCTTGGCTCTACTTACGAGGTCCATCTGTGGACCAAGGGGAAAGATGCTGACATCCCGTGGCTGAGCAACCTGCTCCAATCTGCTGGCTACAAGTTGCCGTGGGCTTACAAGAACGCCCATTGTCTTCGTGACTTGGGCATGCTGTTTCCTGAAGTACAGCAGACTAACTGGGGTAATCACACTGCTGCCCGTGATGTGGAAGCTCAGATCCTGTATCTGAAAGACATTGCAGGTTACTCGGATCGCGCTTACCGCTTTGTTTACGGAGACTAAGATGGAAATTAAAGATGGTGCAAGAGTCACAAGTGGTTCGTTCCATCTGCGGGTAGCTCCAGAAGTTGAAGCTCTGCAGACTGAGATGCGTAACCATCCTGAACTCATGGCAAGACTTAGATTGGAAGATGCAGCTGGTAACTTCAAGACCTTTGAAGATGGCCTGGCATTTGTAGCTGAGTATCTCGATGTAGTTCTCCACGGGATGTACGGCGGGAGCGAGATTGCAGACTTGGCTCAGATGCTCACCAATAAGCTGATCGAGAAACGGAGACCTCTGGTATGAGCGGGATTAAAAAGCAATGGGTCATCATGACTTCCACTGGCGGGCATGTCGGTGACAATAAGATTTACGAAGACTGGAGCGAAGTTTGTGCTGATTCTCGCAAGTGGGCAACCAAGAATCCCAACATCACGTACTGCATTATGGGACTTGAAAAAGCAGTGAAGGCTAAGCCGATTGAAATAGAAGAGACCTGGCCTGACAAGCCAACTTACTGACAAAAAGAAACCCCCAAGGACTCAACATCCAAGGGGGTTTTTTATTGCCTATCAGAAACTACCTACATCAAACAAGCTCTCCCTGCCTCCCATAATCTCCTGCATCCTACGGGCATACGGGTTATTAAGTTTCTCTACCATTTGCTGGGTCTGAGGAACATTGGCATTCTTGAACTGGCTCATCCACCACTGACCAAAGCCAGTTGGGTTGCCGCCGCGTGCTGCGTATCTCTCAGCAAAGCTGTTAACCATATCATCCGTGATCTCCTCTCCATTCATAACAGCAGTCTTCAGCTCAGTTCCCAGACGTTCCCGCTTCTCCCTGTCTGCTTCCCTGTAAGCATTGATGCGGAAGTAGTTGTTAGTTACGATCGCCTCATCCAAAGGCTTAGCGCCAGCAACTCGCACCAAGCTAGCCAGACTGAACAAGTCATTACTGCCAGCAATGTTCCCATTCCTTTGGGTACTGATGACTTGCATCCCATCGCTAGTAGCTGCTCGACCGATAGCTGCAATCCCTGCCAGTGGGCGACTCAGACCAAGATGCTCAATGCCACCAAGGAAACTTCCCCAAAGAGGAGCACCTCCAGCAACTTGGCCAGCTGCCTGCTTCAAGCTACCAAAAGCTTTGGCAAAGGCAGAGATGAAAGGAATCTCCTCTGGGTTGGTTGGGTTAGGTACAACGTGCCAGCTCCTTGGGTTAACATCACCGCGAGTAAAGAGGCTGGCATTCAGTACATTAGAAGGAATCCCATACATCAGCCAGTCAGCACCTTCGTCACCAAAGATCATTCGGGTAGCAGAGTGGATGTCATAGTGCTCAGGATTCCCACTGGCATTAGCAATGAGTGAGTTGTTGATCAGGTTAAAGCCAGGCAGAGAGCTAGCACCAAAGATGGAACCTTGGAGGCCAGCCATCATAGCCAGTTGCTTGTGCCTTCCTTCACCAATGTTCCTAAACAGTTGTTGCATCAGGTTGATCTGGTAGCTTTGGAACAAGCCCATTGCCTGACCGATCGGACCTTGGAACATCAGCGGACGCTCAGCTGCCCTGATAACTCCGTTCACCCTGTTGTTGAAAGTGTTCACGTAACTCCATGCCATGGCCTCAGTCATCTTACCTTGGCGTACTGCTTCCTCGGTCAGTTGCTTCATCGAGTCCAGTGCATACAGTCTATTACTTTCTTCAACCCACTTGTTGCCAGTGTATTTCTCCATCGTGTTAGCAAACTTGGCCAGCCCTTCCTTGACCTTAGCAGTCTTGCTAGTCATGTCGGCAATCGACTCAGTTCCAGTCAGAGTCATAGCATCCAAGGACTTAAACACCTGCTCGCTCAAGTCTGGCAGCAGTCCCCGCTTCTTATACTCTTCCCTAAGTGCTGCTCCATTCGGACCATGCAACCGCTTGTAGCTACCAGCCAGCAACTTGCTCGGACTGAAGATCTCATCCCCCTTAGTGCCCGGAACTTTCACCATTGCCAGCGGGCCAAGCCTGCTAACATCCCCACTCTTAATGTCCTTGAGTACGCTCTTAATCTCAGGTGCATAAAGAATAGCCAAGCCAACCTTGTTAGTGATGGCGTTGAACACGTCCATGCGTAGCATAGTAGCAGTGAGGAATGCGTTAGAGGTACGCACGAAGGTACTAAGCACCCCGCGGGGCAAGTTCTGGTTAGCAAGCTCAGTGGCTGCAATCGAGTAGCTGCTCCTAAATCCTACCTCCTCAAAGATTTCATTGATGTGATCCACATGGGCTTGGTCAACTCGGTGCCCTTTAGTACTCATCAGCACCTTGCTAGCTGCATCCCACGCCCGGCTAACTACAGCATCCGTTGCTTCGTTCGCAGTCCGCAACCAGATAGGCATCTCCTCCAGCTTGGTGATGTTAAGCATGGACTTCATCAGGCCGATGTAGGGATTCTTATCAGACGGACTGGTAAGGATTTCATCAATGCTCTTATTCCCCATCCGACTTCCCTTAGTCTCATCCCAAGTCTGTGCCATCCGCTTGAGTTCACCAACTTCCTTCTGGTACTTCATGAGCACAGTTTCCATGAACAGCGTATGCTCAGCTCGCACTTCATCTTGCAGCCACATGTTAACCACTTTCTGTGGGTCAGTAGCAGGGAAGAACGGACTCATGATACCTTTAGACTTCAGGTCATGGTCAATGTAGTTCTCGTGCAGAGTCTTATCGTAGTCCCATTCGCCGCGGGCTTTGTAAAACTCTTCAGCTTGTTGCTTGGTATAGACATTGTAGTGGCCAAGCTTCTCCACTTCCAAGATCATACGCTTAAGATCCTCAGCATCCTTGGCAATCAGCATCTGGGTATGGTTAGCCCCGACGATGGTAGGATCTTTCACGAAAGCCACATGCTTGTAATCACGAGAGTCCAGACGAACTGGGCGGAAAACTCCAGGTTCCCTGATATGCTCATTACCTTGGAGGGCATGAGCTGCCTGTTGGTGAGAGAGTCTCTGGTCAGCAAGTGCAATCCTTTGGTGAACTGCGCCACGCACGGCACCTTCAGGCAATGAAATACCAGCCCTCCTTGCTTCTTCCATCAACTCCTCAACATCATCTCCCCTCTGTGCTGCCTTCTCAATCGCCTTACGTTCAGCCAGACTGATAAGGTACTCCCCAGTGTCATCCAGTACCATGAGATCCTTAGTCCGGGCAACTTGCGCCCAGATGGCACTAAGACGAATCGCATCGTCAGGGTTAGTAAGGATAGCTTGGGCATGGGGAGTAATGGACTCTTGCACAGCGGAGATCTTAAGCTTCTTAGCCTCAGCTACAATGTTACCAGTCATGCTAGCCATAGCAGACATAGAGCCATAAGCACCACCTGCGTTAGTTATCAGACCAGCGCCACCCTCACCGCGCCAAGCAGACCGCAGCAACTCCTCAGGAATCTCAGGGAACAACTCCGCAGTCTGACCAAGGTAGTTAGCGAAGTGGTTCTCGATCGCAGCCTTAGCCAGCTTCTCCCGTTCCTTAATGATCTGCATCCCTTTGACAATGTTCCCTTCATCGTCAAGCATCTCACTGGTACGATAAGTGGTCTTGGCATAGCGAGGCATGAGATCGAAATCCTTGATCTTCATCTGACCAACATCCTTACCAATGAACTCAGCGTACTCCTTCATGTAACTCTCAGTTGCACTAAATGCTTCCTCAGTTGTGAGAGGACGAGTAGTAGCAGGAGTCTCAGCCTTACTACCTTTGCGTGGCTTAACTTTGCGTGGCATAGTTCCTTCAATGAAATCTTTGCGCACATCCGTGATTGCTTCAATCATGCCACTACGACGCTTGTTCTGGATCTGAGCATGAACTGCCTCAGTCTTTGCAACTAGGAAATGATCCTTTAGTTCCTGTTGTTTGAAAGTCCTGATCCCATCTCCAAAGTCCACAACTACTTCGTCCAGCCCAAGCCTGATAGCTTTCTCAAGTGCAGGCAAGTCATGAGAGCCAAACACATAACCCTTAGGGAATGGAATCTCTGAGCGACGAGCAGCAAGCCAACGAGTTTCCAAGTCCAGCGGACTCAGATCCTTGCTCCTGTAGTCCAGCTTATCCTTGGGCTTGAAGCTGTTCTTACTCAGGTGCTTAGCCAGTTCCTCAGGAGAGTAACGGTCAGCTGCACGCAAGTAGTCAGGTGCACCAGTAGACATCTCACCGATCTTGCCAGAGTGCAGGGTGATATACATGTCAGCATCATAAGGAGCTAGGAACTTCCGTGCCTTAGCTACAGTCTTAGCTTCCCCCTTGGCTACCATCATGGCAGCTTCCTTATCAACTGGCGACTTCTGGCCAGCACGCACAAACTTCTGTGCTTGGAAAGCAAATCGAGTTACATCATCTGCTCCCAAGAACTGGGCAAGATCTGCGACCTGATTGCCCAGCACATCATCACCGCTCATCTCCCGGAACTTGGTTTGAATCTTGTTACGAGTTTCTTGAATGGCGTTGGTCCTGAATCGTTCGAGCTGAGTAGCCTCTGCTTCCACGTTGTGAGGTAGGATACTTTCTCCAGTCTCACCCATTGCTTTCTTCTGGGCCAGTACTACCTCAGGCGTAGCTTGGATTCCCTCCAGTCGCTTCAAGTCCTGAGCTGCCATGACAATCTCGTCAGAGGGAAGCATCTGCTTGGTAGCAAAGACAGCCGAGGTAGCCCCGAAAGGCTTAGCCCTCATGTCAGCAGCTTTAAGTAGGCGACCTACTCCAAAGTAAGTCTGAGCTGCACTGGCAATGCCACCTACTGCGCCACCAAGACCAACGCCAAGCATAGCATTGCTAAGCAAGTCACCTGCATCCATGTCATCCAAGATCGGAGACTTGAACATGGTGGCAGCTACAGCAGTCTCGAAAGCCAGTCCCTCCAAGATACCTTGGCCGGCACCAGCAGCCAAAGCCTTGAGAGAGTTAGCGTGCATGAAAGAGAAAGCAGAGTTCTGGGCAGCCAGCATGGCAGCTTCACGCTTAACATAAGTCTCCATAACCGGAGCCAAGATCCCAGTTGCTTTAGCGAAGTTACCGCCAGCTCGACCAGCAGCCGCAGCTCGCATAGCTCCTTGGGCAGCGTTCAGTCCTTTGATTGCACCAAGGCCAGGAACAAATGAGGTGACAATAAAGCCAGTGAGATCAGCAGCATCTTCCACTGTCTTGTAGTAAGCCCCCAGATCCTCATCCATGGAACTGATCCACTCGCCAGTGTCATTGTACTCCATCTGGTCTTCTTCATCCCTGAAGATGTTACCGACTGCAACTCCTGAGTTCCAGAACGAGTTAAGCCCGGAGGCCAGAGATACCCCCATGAACTTGGGAGCATTGCTAATCATCTCTCCCATGTCTTCGAAGATACTGGTGTTGTCGCTAGCAATGGCGTGAGCATCTGCTGCCTTGAGATAGCTCGGAGCTTCATCGAAGTTCATTGTTGGCCACTCCTAAGTTTCTGTTGGATCTCCTTGCTTGCCCGCTGACTCATCATGATCTGCAAGGCAATTTGGAAATCTTCAGGTTTAGCAAGGTTCAGTACTTTTGTGTTCCGATCCTTGAGTTGCTTCTGTTCGGCAGTGAATGGCTCGGTACTGAAGCCAAAGCCAAGAGAACCAGAAGCCATGATGGAACGTGCAGCGCTGCCACGACCGGCTGGCTCAGCAATCAGGAACTTGGCAGGCACATTGTAGCTAGCACTGATCGGCACGTTCAGCTCACTAAAGCCACCAGTTGCCCCCTTCAGTACCATGCCTGCCAGGATCATATCAGTGCCGTGCTTGACTGCCTCAGTGGAACTAAGCTCCCCTTTGGCCACAGCATCAGCAGTGAATGCAAGTAGCTGATCCGGCCCAGGTTGCTCCAGTCCTACAGTCACCAGAGGATCAATGACTGCGGTGCGGAACTTGCTGTTAGCTACAGAGGCAGCCAGCGGATCACTAGTAGCAGCGTTGACAATAGAAGGCAGCGGGGCCATATCCATCGGGTTGTTCTCGCCAGCAACTACACGAGCAGACTTCTCCTTGGCAGTCTCAGCTACAAACTGGTCGTACTTCTTAGCCAGCTCCTCACCTTTCAAGCTAGCCCTGTTAGTCTTGCCCGTCATGGGATCAGCCGAGTCTGCCCAAGTATTGAACCGAACGAAAGCTTCATCCAGTACTTTCTTAGCCGGTGCCCAGCTCTCAGGGTAACTGCGGCTCGGATCGTTAACTCGTGCATACGATTCAGCTGGCGTGGTCCCCACAAGTCCAGCAAGGCTGCCAGTCTGGTTCATACGCATGCCACCAATGTCACCTTCTTGTAGCCTCTTGCCCATCTCCGTGTTACTACCCCAGTAACGCTTGACTGTAGCTTCGTCCACACGGAACGGATCACCTACTGCCTGGTTATAAGCATTAACGTGAGCAGCAATCAGGCCAGCTTCGTTAGCTGCATCTTTCTTGTCCTTAAGTCGCTCAGCTCGCTCAGCTCTGGCAAAGGCCATCTGCTCAGCTTGCTGTTGCATGTTAAACATCTGGGCGCTGCGACTGAAATTACTTTCAGCCGTGGCACTGAGAATGCCGATCGAGTTAGCCCCCAGCTTGATAGATTCGATCGTAGCTTCGTTAGCTTGGATCGTGTACTTAGCTGCCTCAGCTCGGGCAAGCTGTTCAATGCTCTTAGAGTTAAGAGTCTGAGTGATGTCGTTCTGAGTCTTCACAGTCTGTTGAGTGGCAGCGTTCAGGTTCTGTACTACTTTAGACTGAGCGTCTAGCTGAGCCTCCAAAGCATCTCGCCGTCCCCGAACTCCATCACCTACTACCAAGTCCTTCAGCCAACCCATTGGGTTCCCAAAGAGATCTGAACCAGCATCAACTTCAGCCGCATAGGCAGCAGCGTTTACGTACTCAATCGAAGTCTGCCTCATGATCTCAGCCAGAGGAGTAAGTACGTCAGTCTGGGCACCAATGTCAGTACCAAAAGCCTGAGCTGCTTTAAGGTTGTCTTGTTGAGTAGCCAGCTCGCCAAGAAGCTTAGTGCGAGTAGCACCTTCAACATCGGCACCAGCCTGCTGAAGAACTTGGCTACTCTCCTTGGAGACAGTGCTGGCCTGCATGAGCAAGTCGGACTGCTGCTTTGCTTGGGCAGTTTGAGTACCATTAAGTTCTGCAGCCATCTGCATGAGAGTAGCCAGGTCCATGGTTAGATCCTCGAAGTGTGCATTTTAAGGAACAGCTTAGTGCGGAACAGTGCTCGGCAAGCAGGCTCACCTACCAGTTTCAGCACAGCGCCAATCGGATTCTCAAGGTAGTCAAGGACACCACGATCACTTGCCATGAGAGTCAGGTAGCACCAAGTTGGTACGACCATTGCGTAGCGCCAGAACCTCGAACCTTGGTTAATCTTGTCAGCGATCGGAGTAGCCCAGATGTAGTAGCCGAGCTTAGTCTCCTGATCCATGGAGTCCAAGTGCTTGTGACCAGAGACATAGAGATCATCACTAATCAGGCCGCGCTTGTTGAGAGCCGTGCAAATAACCGACATGTCCGAGGCACCTGCCCCAAGTGCGCCAAGCAAGCCACCAGCCAGAGCGCCCATAGGTCCACCAGCAGCGAAACCACTGAGAGCTCCGGAGGCAAGAGAGCCAGCGTAGTCTTCAGTCTTAGCAGAGCCTTCACCCATACCACCAAGCAGGCCACCAAGGAAGGCACCACCAAGAGGCAGAGCACCGCCAAGTCCGGCAATAGTCCCACTGAGTCCGCCAGCACTAGCAGCAGCAGTACCGCCTGCACCACTAAGCATCTTCACGCTCTCAGGGCCCATGGAACTTGCCAGTCCCCCAATACCTCCAGCGCCAGCACTAAGGCCGCCACTAGCAGCAGCTCCCCCGCCACCACCAAGCAAACCACTAATAGCTTCCCCGATACCACCGCCAGCACCGCCGCCTCCAAGGATTCCCCCAAGACCGCCAGTGCCAGTGCTACCACCAAACAAAGAGTTCAGCAACATACCTCCACCAACCAAGGAGCCGAGACTTCCAAGCCCGATACCGCCTTGTTGCATCTGGCTACTCTGGGTCTGGTTGGTAGTGGTAGTAGTAGGAGAGCGAGCTAGCTCAGCTTGGTTAGCTGCACGAGCATACAAGTCCCCGAGCATCATGTCTTCAGTGCTGGAGTTGTACAGACCAGAGCGACGAGCTGCACCGCCCACACTGCGTACACCACCAGGGCCAGCAAGGATTCCTTGGATAAGTTGTTGGATACCTTGGTCACTGATGTTAGTTTGTTGAGTTGTAGTACCAGAGGTCTTGGTAGTGCCGCTGGACTCTTTGCCTCGCACAGCTTCAACCACATTCACAAGGCCAGTAAGTTGGTCAATCGCAGCCATGATTAGGTCCTCTTAGTTTTCTCAAAGGTTCTCATACCGCCAAGGCCCAGTAAGCCAAAGATAAGCGGCCAAAACATTTCGGTGTCAATGGAAGGAAGTTGCGGAACATGGAAGCCAAAGACCTCCATAGCCCAAGGCAAGTACGGACGGAGAATGAACTCACTAAGAAGTACAAACACGCCAACCCAACCAAATGCTGGGCGCCACCCTGACTTATAAAGACTAGCGCTTCCTGCCTCTTCTTTGTTAACTGCAGCCTGGGCTAAGTTAACTTGGAGCTGAGCATCGAGTTCCTTGAAAGCCCCTTCTTGCTCCAGCTTAAGCATTTCCATCTGAGCTTTGGCCCGCTGCTCAGGATCAGGAAACAATCTATCTAATCCCTTAGACAAGAGTTCCGCAATGGGGCCAATGAGTAGTGGATTCATGAATGATACTCCTGTGGTCTGAGAGTTGCAACCCCCAAACTTATCTAACCTACACGATGAAGGTACCAACCAAAGATGAAGTCCTCATCCTTCTCTCTCTTATCAACCAGTTGGTTGTAGTAAGAGCCTTGGCAACAGTTGAGCATACGGTAGAGTACAAGTTCCCCTTGGCCCCCACGATGCTTGAGGTAAGAGTCTAGAGCCTTGATCGTATTAGGCCCGATAGCCCCATCCACTTTGAGATCAGCGTAAAGCTTGCCTTTAAGATTCAGCCGGTTGAGGCATTGCTGAAGCCAGTAGCAAGGTTGCTTAGGGCCGATGTTCACACCAGTATCAAACAACTCCTTGGCGATTGTGGCAGAGTGAGGAAGCACCTTGTCGAAGCCAGGCTCCATGAAGTACTCAGCTCTGTAAATCCGCTTAGCTTCATCACGAGGCAAGTCCTTCATTGGCCCATCGTAGCCATGCTTCTTAGCTACCTTCCATGTGATTCCCCACATTGTCTCTCCACCAGAATCGGAGGGATGATTACTGTACTTCCCCTCCTTGCCAATGGTGATCTCGATAGCTACATCAATCATATCCAAAGCCATGACACTTCTCCTTACGCACCAACGAAGTTAGAGAATAGGATAACAAAGTTATCTTCTATGCAGAACCCGATCACTACTTGCAAAGGATCGGACTCGCCTTCTATTTCGATCTTCTCGTTAAACATCTGACCTGCCCCGACCTCGCCACGAGCAGGCGCCCACACAAGTTGGTCCGCTTTGAAGCCAGTGACTTCCACCACAGCTGGACCAACACCGAACCTTACCTTCTCTCCTGGCTCTGCGTCGCTTAGCGCAAGCCCTGTGAACTTAGAATTAAAAGCGGCGCCTTTCCACACCTTACCATTTTTAATACTTACAACATTGCCTACAGCTAGTGCTTCACCGGCCGTAAGCCACATGGACCTAATGAACTGCATCGAATCACTCGGCTTATCGTCTGCTGTACCTCCTTCAAGGTATTCCCTGATCGAGTCCACATAAGCATTCAATGCATGGCAAGCATTATATATTTGCAGGAACTCAGGGAATAGAACCTCGTCTTGCACAGTAGGGACTTGAGGAAGCTTCAAGTTCACCGGACTCCGGTAACCCTTGCCAGCCTTAGTTGTCTCAGCCATTAGTACCTCCCATGTGGATTCGTCCACAGTACGTAAGAGATGATATTGAAGGTACCGATTAGCAAGATGCTCAGGTTAATTCCTACACCTTGGAGCAGCCATTGCTGGGAATTCTCAGTCTCCTCGCGCAGGTAAGCTGGCTGAGCATTGCCCAGTTCTTTACCATTAGGGCTAGCATAGACTGTCACTTCCAAGGGACCAGAGGAGCCAGCGTTCTCTAGCTCAAGCTCCTGTGCTTCAACTAGCCTTGACCGCTGAAGCTGGAACTTACCAAGTAGCAGAACCGAGTCGGTGCTAATTGCGGTATCATCGAAGTCCAGTACCTTGCACAGCCCAGAAGGAGTTAGGAAGCCAATG